GACCTCTGAGCTGGCTCCACCTCTCAACTATTTCTCAATGGACGTGATTGCCACTGATGGCGATTATGACGATAACTCATTTTATAACGATCTGGATAAGATAGAAAAGCCGTATGAAGTACCGAAAGACTACGAAGAAGTCCAGTAGTGGATATAATAAGAAGAAAACACCTAAAAAACGGAAGGTTAAAAAAGGGTGAGCGAAGAGAATACATCGAACGAGAGTACAAAGTCTACAGAAGAGACGAAGCCACAGAGCGGGACATACAGTTCGTCGATTGGCGTGCCGTGGAACCAGGGCAATGGGGACTCACAGACGACGGATGGGTCGGAGAATGTACAGATAAACGACAATATAAGGAGAAAGACAACATAGTCTTCTCATTTGGACAATTTTGGTATACTCCATCTACTAAGTATGGTAGTTGTGAGTACGAACCTCGCAGAGATTCAGAGAGTTATACTATGACATCTGCGAAACAACCATGGGAAACTTATAAGGGCAAGAAAAAGTATAAAGATTTTGTTAAAGTTTATGTTTCTCAACTCCTGAATGGGACTATCGATTATACAATACTGGGGAAAGTATTCGGAGATAAGAAGAATCATGAGATAAAAGCACGGGCACTACTAAAAAAGGAGTATGTGAAAGAAATGATAGATAAAGAGCTACGAGAAGTCTTTACTGAGAAGGGAATTGACGAGGGAACGGTCGTTGATATGATCAGTGATGCACATATAGTCGCAAAAGAGAAGAATGATGCCTCTAATATGCTTAGAGCAGCAGAAAATTTTGTAAAAATTTTAAAGATGGATGCTAAAAACGAGGGAAAAGACACTTTTGATACAGAATTGAGTTCGTTGGAGCGAATTCAGGATGCAATGGCATTAGATCCTGTGCAAGATGTTACGCCAAAACTTAAAAAATGAGAAAAGTACACCCAATAGTCTATATTAATATCTCAACGCTCTATAGAAATATAAACAAAACAGTTTCTATTAAGTCAAATGTAGATAAATGGATGTTATTACCAAGAAAAAGAATATATGCTAGAAGCTAGCGGCAGTAAGAAAAGAGTTCGTAATGATATAATCAATGCAATGTCGAAAGATATGCTTCGATTTGGTAAGGTTACTATGCCTAACATGTTTACTGTACCGTCTCCACCATTTCATAAGACAATGGCGAAGTCTTTCTTAAATGAGAAAGTAACTAAATTAAATATTATTGCACCGCGTGGTCATGCAAAGAGTTCCATAGCTGCTTGTGTTTTCCCTGTTCATCATATATTTTTTGATACAGGACCTAAGTTTATTGTTTTGTGTAGTAAAACTCAAGGACATGCTATAGATCTATTACAATCAATAAAAGATGTTCTTGACTATTCTTTAGAACTTCGTTCTATCTTTGGATACTATGGTCAGCATTCAGCAAAGGTTTGGACAAAGGATCGTGTTGTACTGAAAGATAATACAATTATTGTATGTAAGGGTACGGGACAGCAGGTTCGTGGATTAAAGCATGGAAATCAACGTCCTACTCTTTTTATATTAGATGACCCAGAAGATGAAAATAATACCAAAACAAAAGAAGCGATGGAATATAACCTCAGATGGTTATTACAAGGTTGTGAGCCTTCACTTGATGCAAAAAGAGGAAGAATTGTTGTGATTGGTACTCCACAGCATGAAACCTGCATGATAGAGACACTTGCCTCTATGAAGGGGTGGAAAACATTTAAATATAAAGCACTGTCAGATGATGGTAAACGAGCTTTATGGCCTGAACAATGGGATGTCAAGGCATTGAATCAAAAGAAGGAGGAGCTTGAATCCATTAATCGTTTATCAGTATTCTACCGAGAGTATCAATGTGAGGTTGTGGGTGATGAGGATCAATTATTTAAAGAAGAATATATTCAATGGTGGGACGGTGAACTAACAGAAGGTGACGAAGAATACCACATACTTAACATTCGTGAGATAAATGGCGTCAAATATAAGAAACCTAAAAGAGTTCCTGTATATGTATTTATGGGAGTGGACCCAGCTTCATCAACGAAACAAACTGCAGACTATTCCACAATAGTTGCAATAGCAGTAGACGCGGATAATAATAGATATGTACTTCCGTATTACCGAAGACATGCCAAGCCAATGGCCTTAGCAGAGGCAATATTAACTCAGCATAAGAAGTATAATCCTAAACGAACACATATAGAAAGTGTTGGTTATCAGGAGATGCTCAGAGATTACCTTCGTAATCAAGACAGGTATATTGCAGGTCTTGAGAAGAAGATAAACCCTCGTACTCATAAATCTGTTCGATTAGAAACAATGGAACCTTATTTTTATAATAAGCAAGTTTTTCTAAAGAACGGGATGGAGGAGTTGAGAGGTGAGCTTTTAATGTATCCAAGAGGTAAACATGATGATTTACTTGATGGGTTATATTATGCTATGTTAAACCTATATAAACCATATGTAAGAAGTACGGAAGATATAGTAAAACCCGAAGCTAATCAGCCATTACAGCATTTTGATTGGGCAGTTTTATAATACACTTAAAGAAATACTCGAGACTTTTGGAACTTTGTTCGCATTATTGTCGTTTAATGAGATTAAGTAATGCCTGCTAGTTATAACCAGAAAAAACAATCAATCCTTATGTCTGGAAAGATGAAGGACATGCTTGGTTATAAGGAGGGTACTGTTCCAAATGACAAGACTGTTCATCCTGAGGTTATTAAATCACTAGAACTTCTTGAGCATTATATGAATATGCGTAATGAGTGGGCGACTAAGTTTAGAGAGGCAGAAGAATTTAGAAATGGAGTTCAATGGAATGCCAACCAGGTAAATGAATTAAAGAAGCGTGGTCAAACTCCTATTGTAGTTAATCGTATTCACCCAGCAGTAGAGACAGCTAAGGCTATGCTTACATCTCGTAAGCCCGAATTTAGAGCTACAGCTAGAGAGGATAGCGACCGCAAGGTCGCGGATGTCTTCTCGTCATTGTTTCAGTGGATGTTTGATATTAGCGCAGCTGAAGTAGAGCTTAAGAGAATGATTGACGATTACTATGTCGGTGGGATGGGAGTTCTACAGGCATATCAAGATCCAAATGCAGATATGGGTAATGGCGAAGTTATACTAAAGGCACTGTATCCATTAGATGTTTATATTGATCCAAACGCTAGAGATCCTTTTTGCAGAGACGCAGCTTCTATTATCGTAGCTAGATTAATGACAGACGAAGAAGCATTTAAGCAATGGCCTGAATATAGGAAAAAAATTGAAAATGCCGAAGTATCTGATCATGTGAGGTATCCGAGAACTTCTTTAGAAAAGTTAGACGGTCAAATAATGCCTGGAGATCTAGATACTCAGGACAATGCTCATCATAAGAAACGTGAATACGTTGAACGTTATACAAGAATTAAGCAGGATGTTTATAAGATTTATGATACGACAACTAAATATCAAGCTTTGTATACTAATGAAGAGTAACAAAAATATCGCAATGAACCAGCAATAGAACTTCTTCCTCTCCAGGGAGAAATAACATATGTAACCGATCTAATGGAGGTCGAAGAATATATGGCTATCAATGAAGCTGGGAATGGGTATTTCCACATGACAATGGATCAACAGACAGGACAACCTGTTATGCAGCCAGGTATGGAATCTCAAGGAGCTATTCCTAATAGTACTGTAGAAATAAATATTATTCCAAAACAGCAGTTGATTGATAAAGATATTATCATGTCAAATAAGATTGTTAGGAATAGAGTGCAAATGATCGTTTCTGTTGGAAGCGCTTTACTTTATACTAGAATTTTACCTGTCGAAGATTATCCAATCGTTACTATGATGAACGTTCATAATAGAAATCCGTTTCCAGAAAGCGATGTTAGGATATATAGACCATTACAAGAATATATTAATAAAATTAGGAGTTTAATAGTTGCGCATGCTTCTACAAGTACTAATGTGAAGCTATTAATACCGAGAGGAGCTGTAAATAAAAAAGAAATAGAGCAAGAATGGGGTAGAGCAGGCACTGCTGTAATAGAATTTGATGGGGAGCTTGGAGCTCCCGTTGTCGCTGGTCCAATTCCGCTTCCGAATGAGTTATATAAGAATGAAACGGATGCGAAACATGACCTTGAGTATGGATTTGGGATTTTTGAGTTAATGCAAGGGGGAAGCGCAGGAGCACCCAGCACCTATAGAGGTACAATTGCCATAGATGAATATGGTCAAAGACGAATAAAATCTCGACAAGACGACCTTGAATCAGTCCTGAATCAGTTGGCTAAAGTAACGATACCTCTCATGCAGCAAATCTATACAGAAGAAAAGGTTATCAGGCTTGTACAACCTTCAGGACTGATCAAGGAGGAGAAGTTTAATTATAATAATGAAGATTTAACTGGTAAGATCAATGATATTACCACAGGTGCTTACGATATAGTTGTCGTAACAGGTTCTACCTTACCATCTAATAGATGGGCACAATTTGAATTTTACATGCAAATGTATGAAAAAGGGCTAATAGATCAAGTAGAAACACTTAAGAAAACCGAAGTTGTTGACATAGAAGGTGTTCTCGAAAGAATGAATACTATAAAGATGTTACAACAACAGGTAGCCCAGCAAGAAGAAGAGATTAAAGACTTAAAAGGCGACCTTCAGACAGCAGATAGAGAAACTGTTGGAGCAAGGAAACGCTTAGAAGTTGAGAAGTTTAAATCAGATTTGTCTGACCAAGCGAGCAAAGCTCAAGCAGCTACTAGCTTGTTTGACGCGCGCTTAAAAGACACTCTTGCTATGCAAAAGCAGACGGTTAAACCTAATAAAGGAGATCGCAAATGAGCGAAGAAGCAAGACCCCAAGAAGCACAAGTAGAAGAACAGCAGCCAGTAGCTGAAGAAGTTCCTCAGGAAACAGCAAATCCTAATGATATAGATCCTTTTGCTGCTCAACCTGATGCGCTTTTAGATGAAACTGCTGCAGACCCTTTTGCTGAGCTTATGGAAGCAGACCCACAGGAGACGGAATTACCCGTTGAGCCTGCTGGAGAGCAAAAAACAGAAGAGGTGCAACAGGCAAATCCTGATGCATCTAAAGAAGATCAAAACCAGTATCAATACTGGCAAAGTCAGGCGGATATAAGGTCCAAGGAGCTAGGCGATGTTTTACAAAACTTTGGAGTTGAATCGGTTGATGAATTACGAGCAAAATATGGAGATATCCAAGATATTGCACCTATTGCCCGTTATGTGAAATCAAATCCATCAGTGTTAGACAACGTTGAAGCCTCTCTTTCCAATGGACAACCTCAGGGTCAACCGCAAGGAGACCCTCAGCCTTCATTGAAGCAACCAGAGAAACCTACAAAGCCAAGTAATTATGATGCTCTTGATGCCTATTCGGATCCCAATTCCGATTCTTTTAAATACAATGAATCTATGGATGAGTATAGAGATCAGATGATTGATTATTCTCGTTCAGAGAATGAATTGTTAAAGAATCGAATGGTTCAAGAACGGGAAATGCAGAAACGACAGCAAGAAGATGTTAA